GTTGCATAATTCTTTTCGATAGAATCATTAAAAAAGGTCTTAAGGTCAGTTACCATCTTTGTGAAATCAAGTGTATCCTCAACCTCTGAAATAGCAACAGCTTTCTCAATTGCCTCTCCTGCATCAACTGCTGGTGCTTCTGTAACTTCCGCTACTTCTTCAGCAACTGGAGCTTCAACTTCTGTAACTTCTGCAGTTACTTCTGTGTTTGTTTCTTCTGTCATTTCATTTCCTCCTTCATTTTTCTTAATCGCTGTAGTTAAATCCACAGTCGAAACTTGTTTTACTTTATTCTGATCTGGATAAAGATTAATTGTTGTTGAGCTATCAACTACACCATGTGGAGCAGCAGTTTCAAGTGCTTCATGATTTGATGTAGGAGCATCATCTTTCTTAAAATAAGAATCAATTACTTTTTCAATTGCTTCAAACTTTTCTGTATCCGCTTGCTCAACCCAACCAACATTTGTCATTGAATCTCCGCATACAGAACAATTTTTTTGGAACTCAGATGTTGTTGATGCAACTTCATCTTCTTTGCACCAAAATACATTTTCTAATGTCATTCCTTTTGCCATCTTTTGAATAGAAAAGAAATTAGCAAGTGGGTTTGCTGGTGAATCTACTAGTGATAGTTCATGTAGATCATAGTTGTGAATTACTCTACGCTCTTCACTCCCGTCATCTGCTTTTTCCATCTTTGCATCTACAATGTTTCCACCAATTGAAAAACCAGAATAGGTGCCATCAAGAACTTTTTCCCAAGCATCTTGTGCACCTTTTGAAATATATGCAGTGACATAAACGCCACTATACTTTTTACCAGTAGCCTTATCAAAAAAGGCATCTTCCTTAAAATCAATCATTTTACCTACAGCAGAAGGACCGTGCATTTCACGAATGTTTCCTCTAAAGCCTTCAAATGCTTTCTTGCTTGCTTCAGCAGTTACAATATCACCGTGACGGTCAACGTTATCTAGTGATGCGAATCCTGAGACTGTTCTCTTTTCCTTATTGACTTTAGCAATAGGAAATGACAATGCCATTGATGATTCGCTGTTTTGCCAGTACGTTTTTTGTAGTTCCATATGTAATCTAAATAATAGCAGTGTTTATAATTAACTCATAATTTACAGTGCGTATTATTTTACTTTTCTACCCTCGCCTTGTGCGTTTCTTCCGCCACCTTATTTGTCTGGAGCATTCAGATTTCGTTGTGTATCACGTTCTCTATTGCCATCCATTCTTACATCAGCAGCTTGTTGTGGCTTCAATTCTAGAGGGTCATCCCCGCCTTCAATTGGTGCCAAGCCTTTTCTTGAACGGACTTCGTTTGGAAGGATAACCTTATCCTTAAGATAAGTATCATCAATTCTAGCCATAGTCTCTTCATCTGTAAGGGACAATTCTTCAAATCTAAGCATGAATGCGTCTGTAAATTCAGAAATGAGCTTGTTTAATTTGTACTCAAGTTCCTCTTGCATTGGACGGCAAACTTGCTCCTTAAATGTTTTATCTGCATCTTTAGCGTTTGCTAGCGATACTCCTTGAGGCATTCCAATCTTTGAAATAGGAACACGGTGAGCAATAAGGATACGATCTCTATTTTCAATAGCGTAGTTGTTGAATGAAGAATCTTGGATTCCCGCCTCAACTGGATCCATCTTAAATTCAACACGACCATTTTCTCCGTCTGATGGAAGGGGAATGTAAAGTGTTCTATGGTTACGACCCTTTAATCCAGTCTGGAAAAACTCAAGTAGTTTACGCTCAGAATCAGCAGTAAGCTTGGCACCCTTGACTGTAATGATATAGCGTGGAACAGCTTTGTTTTCAAAATAATCTAGGTTAAAGCGTTGTGCAAATTCATCACCAGCAACTGCATTTTTTGCAGAAAGAATATCTGGTACTCCATAATATGTGTTTGATGGGGTGAACTTTTTAAAGTGAATAACTTCGTTTGGTTGAGGATCTGTACCAATTTGATCTGGTGTTTGTGTATCCCCAAAGTTTCTAAAGAATGTGTAGCGGTTATAAACTACTTGTACAAAACCATCACGGTGACGGCGAATACGCATAGTTGTTGTTGGAATATGTCCAATATAACCAATTTTACCTGTTGCTGTGCGACCAACTTCAAGATATGCATTACCTGTTGCTTCTAAGTCTGTGTAAACCTTTTTCATGTTTTCTGTAAATGAATCATCTGAATTTAATGACTCAAGATAATCTCTTAATTCTACCTTTGCTGATTCAATCTTTGTACGCAGCTTATCTAGTTTCTTTGGCTCATCAATCACATCTTGAACCTTTTGTGTAACCTTGTATGTCTCTTCAAACTTATATCCAAGCCCAATTACGTTTGCTACTTTAGCATTAACTGCTGAGTGGTGATAAGGAGATACATCGTATAATTGTGACAAGTACAACATGTTGTATGGAGGTTGTACAATCTGGAATAATGAATAGCCTGTAAGATCAAGTGGGTCAAGCTTCTTAGACTTAGCATCATCTATACCTGTAAATGACTTTTCTAGTCTTGAAGCATGTCTACGTAGATTAGGACTTAGACCTTCTGACTTCTTTATTTCCCCCCATGTTTGTGAGAATGGGTCTTCAAAGGATTCAGCTTTTGAGCTTGTAATTCCATAGTCAGCATTTGACTTAATGCTTACATCTCTTGAATCATCATCGTCATCGTTCATTATAGTTACGTTGTGTTCCATTATCCTAGTTTCATCTCCCGCATTTCTTTAACATATTCCATCATTGCTGGCATATCTTGTGTATCTGGAATTAACCCAAGCTCTGATCTTGACTTTTGTTCTACCAGTTCATCGTCTGTTACAGTTCTGTGTCCTGCAAAAAATATTGGCTTTCCTTCGCCTAGTCCGTGATATTTAGCAACTTCTTTGATCTTCTTGATCTGTCTAATATCGCCTTTTACTGATGGTACACAAAGGTATCCACCCTCATCGTCCATAACCAGTGATTCGTCTGGCATTTGCCACATATATAATCCCCAGTTAACTTCGTCTACTGGAGTAATTTTCATTTTACCCATATTGTTATAATACCATTCTGTGTTGTTAAAGCGTAATAAATGTCACGCTGATGTTCAAAATTTTATTGTATGTTGCCAGTTGTTGGATGCTTGTAAGCCAATATTGGCTGTCCAGCGTTATAATCTGTAGACCCGCCTGCATATTCTGATATTGTTCCAATTATGTTTGTAGATTCTGCAAGTAATTCAGTATAATTAACCTGCGATACATTTGATGACAAGAACTGCATATACCTTGATTGTGCTTGTGTTTGAGTAAATGTGCCAGGGTATAGGCTAACAAAACCGTAAGTTCCGTATGTAAAGTAGTTATTTACTTTGTTCCCGCCCAAATATATGTCAGCATTTGTCTCGTATGGGTACACGCACATGAAGTGATAAGACTCACCTACGGTTAATGCTTGACCATCTGTAAGAGCTACTCCATTAACAAATACGTTTGTAAAGCCATCTTGGTAGCAAGCCTTGCTTGCAGGATCTACGTAGATTGATGCGTTTACGCCATCTGTGTCTAGAATGTAGTTGGAAGCAAGTGCGTTAGCCTCATCATATCTAAACCAAAATTCTATAGTCTTATAAGTATTAGATGAGTTGTTTGCTTTAATTGTAGCAACAGAATTAAGATTGTTTACTTTGTTTAACTTAATGCCAAAGTTTCTAGAACGGGCGAGGATGTTAAATGAATTCTTCTTAATTGAATATGTATCTCCAATATACGATCCAGCTTTTGGAGATAAAGTAAATGCTCCTCCATCTGAAATGATTGATAGATTATTGTAAAATACAATCATTGCATTATCAAATCTTGGCAAATATTGTGAAGATGAATCGCTTGTGTACATTGTTATTTTAAATATAGTATCTGGTGCTGCAACGGTAGAACTATCTGTAAATCTTGTTACTGGGTCCCCGTTTCCTATAAGTTTCCAAGTAACTCCATTATCTATGGATGCTTGTGCAATTACATTCTTATTTGTACTTGAAGTAGAGTTATCTGATGTTGCAGAGTCCCAAGTCATTCTAGAGCCCACTGAGGAACCAATTTGAGATGAAGGTACGGAGAATGTCCATGTGCCCGTCTGAGACACCTCTAGGCCTGTTTTAAAGGTAACTGTAGTCTTATCTTTAACACCATATAAAGAATATGTTGTTGGATCTGTGTATGCAGGAAGTATGGATATATTCTTAAGAGTTCCTGACATGCTTGTTGTTACAGCCTCTGAAAATTGATTACCAAAATAAACATTGATCTTTTCATATGTATAACTTGGGAAGTTAGATGTAGTCTTAGATCCTGTGCCAGATAGGTAGATTGTTGCTGTTTTATTATTTACTGAAAGTCCTATATTGTAAGTTCCCGCCGTTGTTGCACTATCTAGCTGTGCTATAACTTGTTCTGTGTACCCATATGGATATGAAGTTAATTGTGTGTGATAGTAAAGGGTAAGTTTGTCATCAGCACTTTGTGCAAGGTACACCCATTCATTTCCATTAAGTCCTTCGAGAGACATTATGACTGCTGGATTAGCAGAAGCATTAGGAATCCAATCAATTTGACCAACTATTGAAAAGTTAAGTGAAGAAAAATAGTCTGAAAAATTAACAAAATTAGCTGCTGATGTGCTTGATGTTGTCAAACCATTTGATGTTGTTACTGATCCAACTGCTGATAATGGCGGGATTGTCTGTAGCGTCAAACCTTTATTATCTGCAATTAAATTGTTAATAGTGCCAAGCTTGTAGTTTTTTGTATTTGAGAAATCTTGTTTGTATGAGTACATGCTTTCTGAGTCTTTGATATCAAAGAAATACCCGTCAGTTTGTTTGACATAATTTTGTGGAGCAGAATCATATGTGCCCCAAAGAATATGTGATCTAATAATCTTGGTAGAGATCACATAATCATAAAAAGCTAGGTCGTTAATGATAAAGTTGTTATCTGTTCCAGATGGGCCTATGCTATAAAATATGTTTGTTTTATACGTTGAACTTGTTGAGAATATAAATTCTGGCGGGAGTGATACTGACTCTGTATATAAACCATTTACCGCTATATTTAAGGTTCTATTATCATAATAGAAAAATACGTGCATCTGAGAATCCCATGAATCAAGTTGTTTTGAAACGGTATATGTCATTGCAGCATTTGTTTTTTTATTCTTGCCATTTACTGTGAAATATATTTTATCGTTATTTACATATGTCTTGGCTATTGTATACCCGCCATATTCTACTAAGAATACTACATTGTCTGTTGATGGGTTCTTGTCAAATGCCAACCACATTTCAACCCCAAATGTCAGATTTTCTGTGCCTGTATAAAAATGATTATATATTCCTGGAAGGTTAGATATACCAATTTCTGATACTGAGTTAATCTTACATCCCGCT